ATGTGCGGGATTACAGGATGGGTGGATTATAAACGCTCATTAGAAGGAGAAAGAGATGTCGTTACGAAGATGGCTGAGACGTTAGCGAAGCGGGGGCCGGATGATAATAAAATTTGGATTAAAGGAAATGTCGCATTTGGGCATAAACGGTTAATTGTTGTTGATCCTGAGGGGGGGAAACAACCGATGACTTGTTTAAAAGATGAAACGAATTATGCCATTTGCTATAACGGTGAACTTTATAACACAGAAGACATTCGAAAGGAATTATTAAGAAGAGGGTATACGTTCAAAGGTCATTCTGATACAGAAGTATTATTAGCTTCTTATATTGAATGGAAAGAAGAATGTGTCGATCATTTAAACGGTATATATGCGTTTGCAGTATGGGACGAACAGAAAGAACAAGTATTTATTGCGAGAGATCGATTAGGTGTAAAGCCACTTTTTTATAAATATGATAGCGGACGCTTATTATTTGGTTCGGAGTTAAAAGCGATATTGTCGCATCCAGATGTGAAGGCGGAAGTAACATTAGAAGGGTTATCAGAAATATTCGGACTCGGACCGTCAAGAACGCCTGGCCACGGTATTTATGCTGGTATAAAAGAATTACGTCCAGGTCATGCGATGACATTTTCAAAGAACGGTTTATGTATATGGAGATATTGGAATGTGGAAAGTAAAAAACATGAAGACTCTTTTGAAGAAACAGTAGAGAAAACGCGCTTTTTATTACAAGATGCTATTACAAGACAGCTTGTTTCTGATGTACCACTATGTACTTTTTTATCAGGTGGTGTAGATTCGAGCGCTATTACAGCTATTGCAGCGAAAGAATATGAGAGATCGGGAAAAGGGCAATTACACACGTATTCTATTGATTACGAAGATAATGACAAATACTTTAAAGCAAATGCATTCCAGCCAAATTCAGATGCTCCGTTTATTAATTTAATGACTGAGACATTTCAAACAACCCATCATCGCTGCGTCATTTCGAATGAAAAATTAGCAGAGTATTTAACTGAAGCAGTACTTGTTCGTGATTTGCCTGGTATGGCAGATATCGATTCGTCATTATTATGGTTTTGCCGAGAAATTAAACAAGATTTTGTCGTTGGCTTATCTGGAGAATGTGCAGATGAAATATTTGGTGGATATCCGTGGTTTTATAGAGAAGATGATTTACAATCGAGTGCATTTCCATGGATGCGTTCTACAGAGGCACGTGAACAACTTCTAAAAAAAGAATGGAGAAATAAATTAAATTTACAACAATATGTACAAAGGCGTTATGAAGAGTCGATTCAAGAAGTTCCTATTTTAGAGGGGGAAAGTCCGCTAGAAGCAAAAAGACGCCAATTATTTTATTTAAATATGGTATGGTTTATGACCACATTATTAGACAGAAAAGACCGCATGAGTATGGGGGCAAGTTTAGAAGTACGTGTTCCATTTGCAGATCATCGTCTTGTCGAATATGCGTGGAATATTCCTTGGGAAATGAAAATGTATAAAAACCGCGAAAAAGGTCTATTACGTAAAGCGTTAGAAGATGTACTTCCGCATGACATCTTATATAGAAAGAAGAGTCCGTATCCGAAAACGCACAATCCACACTATACAAACGCAGTAACAGTATGGCTTCAAAATCTATTAACGGATAAAGGTTCGATTTTACACGAACTGTTTGATAAAGAGCAGTTGAGCGGATTGATTCAGTCTGGCGGCAGTGCATTTCAAACACCATGGTTTGGTCAATTAAACACAACCTAACTACATTAAATAAATGCAGTTAGGTTGTGTTTATTTTAATTTGAAATCCATAACTTTGANGTCCACATCTTTGAATAATGATAAGCTGCGGAAGGCTTCTTTAGTTGCGATAACATCAATACGTTTCTTTTTCATAATGTAGGCCCCTTTGCATATACAAAAGAGCAACAGAATGCCAAGTGTAAGCAAACTGTTGCTAAGGAGCCCTTACGTACTGTAAAATAGTTCGTAAGAGTACAGCAAGTGTTTGCCTAGATGGATTAGGCGGATGGTATATAGAGTGTTGGTCGCACTTTATATACACGCTGTGCTCTTTTATTGTAGTTATATAGTGTTTGGTCAATTAAACACAACCTAACTACATTAAATAAATGCAGTTAGGTTGTGTTTATTTTAATTTGAAATCCATAACTTTGATTACAGGTGGAATTGGATTCTTACCCGCACGAGCAGGTTTTATTATATCAACTGTAATAGAAGATATAATTGCATTTACTGCTGCTTTCTTAGATTCGTTGTTTAAATTGTTCCATTCATCTTTCAATTGATTTAAAAGTTCTTTTATTTCAATTGAAGATACAGTGTCAGTTATATTAGCGAGTTGCTTTTGAATTATGTTTTCTTCTTGATTTAGTGTTAGCATATCTTTTTTATATTCCTTTTTAGGGATATCACCTTCTATGAATAGAAATTTTAGACGTGCTTTTTTATCCTGAATTCTATTATATTGTTCTTGTAAATTACTCAACTCTACTGGTTTTTCATCAGAAGCGTCCAGCTCAACGACTGCATCTTCTAAAAGGTTTAGAAATTCTTTTTCAAGTATATTTTCTGGAACTTGAGGCATATCACATATTCCTTGATGATGTCTTGAGCTGCACCGATAACCCACAGCAATTCTGTTATGAGACCTTACCTGTCTATTTCCTAAAAAGTGTTTTCCGCATCTTGCACATTTTAGAACATTAGAGAATACGAAAAAATTTTGCAATCTAACTTTTCCTACCTTTCTACTATCTTGTATTTGTTGGACGGTATACCAAGTGTCTTTATTGATAAAAGTTTCAAAATCCTCTTGGGCAATATCTGTTAGAATATCCTCTCCCCATCGAATTTTCCCAATATAAATTGGATTATTTATGATATAACGTACTGCATCATAATTAAATATTTTCCCTTGTTTAGTTTTAACACCACGACTGTTTAAAGATTTCACAATACTTACTACACCTTTTGTTTTATACATTTCGAATATGTATTTTACAATTTCTGCTTCAGTATGATTGATATATAGGTTGCCTTTCTTTAGGTTATATCCCATAGGTGCTTTAGCTCCATTTCTCAGCCCTAATTCAGCCTTTTTATGCATGGAGTCTCGTACACGTTCGGCTGTTGTTTCTCGTTCCCATTGTGCAAGTGTTGCAACTAAGGTAATAAACATTCTTCCAGTAGCGGTTGTTGTATCAAATATTTCTGTACTACTTTTGAATTTAACATTATATTCATCCATTATTTTTAGAATTGAATGTAAGTCTGAAACGGAACGAGTAAAGCGATCTAATCTGTAAACAAGAATAATATCAAATTGTTTTTTCTTCATATCTCTTATCATTTGTTGAAAAGCAGGTCGTTCTGTATTTTTGGCGCTATATCCTTCATCGCAGTAATCATTTACCACTATCCAATCTTGCGATTTGGCGTATTGTTCAAGACGAAGTTTTTGCATATCTAATGAAATCCCCTCTTCAACTTGCATGTCAGTTGATACACGTCTATAAATGACACATTTCATTAACTAAACCCCTTTCTTAATCAATATTTTATGTATATTTTTAATTTATTAGACGAATACTATGTGAAAATATAAGTTTCAATAAGGTGCATTATGAATTGAGGTCAATCAAGTAGTTGACTTTCAGGTGCAGTGAGAAAAACTCACTGTTTTTCCGACTGAATGAATTCGTATAAATCTTCCATATTAATATTGAGTTGAGAAGCAACGTTTTTAGCGGTCTGATAAGACATAACCCTGTCATTGTTTGCGTAAGAATGTATTTGTTGTTTAGCCATGCCAAGTTTCAGTGCTAAATCTACTTGAGTTAATTTCTTTTCTTTCAATATTTCATTCAGTCGACACTTGCCGACTACATACACCTTTTCACCGCCTAATTATTGAATGATTGGACTTACGCTGTATAAAAACTTTCCTATAATCTTTATATCCTCGCAGTTATCTTGTGAGTATTGTTGGTCCTTAAAACTTTCATCATGTGAACAAGGTTCTAAAATCATTAAATCTGTAAATTTATACACCTTTTTTAAAGTTGCGTAATGTCCATTAACAATTACAGCTGCTATTTCTCCATTTTGGACATCAGGTTGTTTTTTTAGTACGGCGTAATGGCCGTTAGGGACAATTTTATTCATGGATTCACCGTTAACAACAAGTCCGAATAATTCATCGATATTGTGAGTTTTGTATGGAGGTGCAATTCTATCAACTATATCTTGTACAGCTTCCAATGGAACGCCAGCTGCGATTTTACCAATAATAGGGATTTCCTTTTTTGATTCATTGTCAGTAGGTTTTTCTTGAACTAATTGGAGTTCTCCATCTACAATTTCAACTTTTGAATTCTTATAAGTTGTATCAATATCAGATTTTGTCACTCCAAACACAGTAGCCATTTTTTCTAAAACCCCTGAACTTGGTTTGGCTCTGTAATTCATATAATCGCTTAAGGTACTTCTTGCGATTCCTATTTGACTAGCTAGATCCGATTGAGTCATATCATTTTCTTTTAAAAATTTCTTTATGTTTTTTACTATAGTTTGTTTTTGTAAATCAGTCATACCGTCACCTCCTATTGTAACTACATTTTTAATATAACACATTACGAATTATTCGTAAAGTGTTCGTTTTGTATGATTTTTTCGTACTTTTGTATTGAAATTACATAAATTTAGTAATACAATAAATATTGAAGGAAGGGGGTAACAAAATGGATTACTTGAAAAGAACATTGAATGAACTTAGAGAAAGTGCAGGGTTCAATCAAGCAGAACTTGCGGATATATTAGAAGTATCCCCAAAAACCCTATGGTTATATGAACAAGATTCAACAAACATTCCAGATGAATTAATCAAAAAGTACATGTACTTATTTGATGTTCCTTATGAGGATATATTTTTTGGACCTAAGTACGAAAAATTCGTACTTATGAAAAAACGCGTTCAAGAGAGAGCGAATAATTTGAAGAATATTGTTTCATGAAATTTTGATTTAAATGGATAGTCCTAGTGTCCCACAAACATATAGATGCATTGAGGTGATTGAGGATGAGTGGGGGACAAATTATTCGTGATGAAAATGGGTATGTGGTGAAAGTAATCCTTACAAGGGAACAGTGGAAGGAATTTTTAACACCGCTAATACCAGCTGCACGAGAGTTAATCATTCAAAGAAAAGTGGAACAACGAAATATAAAAAATGAAAGTAAATAATTTTTTTAACATATTCGCGAAATTTGACGATAAATATTGGTTCTGCAAATTAAAGGACATGAGCAAAAGGGAAGTGAGTTAATTGAAAAATGGTAAAAAGCCAACAAAAAAAGAAAAGGTTCATATTAAATCATACAATTTGAATCCTGATAATTGGTTGATTTTTAAAAAAGTAAGTAATNTTCATATTAAATCATACAATTTGAATCCTGATAATTGGTTGATTTTTAAAAAAGTAAGTAATGAATTGCATTTGGTACATCGTAATACGGATAAAACTAAAGTTATTCCGAGTTTGTAGAGGAGGAAAGTAATATGGATCAATTAACAGTAGCAAACGAACAAGCACTAGTATTTGAAAACAACGGAAAAGTTGTTACAGATAGCTTGAAGATTGCGGAAGTATTCAATAAACGTCATGACAATGTTATGGCTGATATCAGAACTCAAATGGAGTATGCAGGTTATGAATTTTCACTCCTGAATTTTAAGGAGCGAACTTATGAAAATAGAGGGCGTCGTTATCCTAAAATCGATCTGACAGAAGAAGCTTTTACATTAGTTGTAATGAGTTATAACACAAAAGAAGCTGTTCAAATGAAAATCAAGTTTATTGAAGAGTTTAAACGAATGAAGCAACATATACAAAATCAACAAAAAATACCTACAGATCCAATGGGAGTTTTAAAGTTAACGTTTCAAGCTTTAGAAGGACATACCCAGGAAATTCAGGAGATTAAATCCGATGTGAAGGATTTANAGGACTTTATGCAAGCAGTGTAGAGAGCAGCTTGAACAGAAAGTAAAAGTGTTAGATTTTCGTGTCATTCATGACGTACTAAAGGAATTAATAATAGGATTCGGCCGTGAGAAAGTCCGTCAATTTGATTTAGTAACTGCAAAAAGGTACGTGATTGACAACGAAGTAGGTCTAACAATTGAAAAATGTGGTGGCAGGTTCAATCAAGAACCTTTAGGAGAATTTGTTTCCTTATCTACCGAAGAGTTAATTGTAGTCATCGAATTTTTAATGAGAAAAATGAATCCTAATTTATGGATGAATGCTGTGATAGGGAACGTTTTAGAGCAACAAATGATTATTACACTTTCACCGATAGAAGGTGAGCTAAATGACTGAACAAATCACAATAGATCATGATTTTATTTATGAGCCACTTATAGATACATACATGGTGGATATTGTTACAGAATCAGGATTTAAATTAGAATTTTGTGAAGCTGAAACGAAAGAAGAAGCGGCGTTAAAAATTCGTGAAAAATATCGTAAGAATTATAGTTTTAAGATTCGTAGTATTGAAGTTTCGAATAGATCGTTAAAAGAAATTCAAGAACTTAACTAACAATTGAATAGGAGAAGATACTCATGCGGAATCCATATGATTNTACGGCACGTGACAGAGTTAAACGTTTGAAGTGGACTGTAGAAGAAGCCATAACAACTCCAGTGTTAACACGATCAGAATGTGGAAAGAAGGCAAAAGAAGCTTCACCTTGGTCAAAGTTGGTTATACCATCAAGAGAAGAAATAATGAAGCGTAGAAAGCTAACTTATATAGCAAATTAGTTTGAATTCATAAATCTTTAATTAAGGAGAGATAGGGAATGAATTTCCAAATTGATGAAAAGAATGTAGCTGCTGGTCAATGGGTTGTATGCGAATTGAAGGATAACAAAGTTATTACACAAGTGAAACGAGTGATTAAAGATACATTTAACAATAAAGTGGAATTATGGGGATCGTGGGGATGCGAAGGAACAATACATGGTGATTGGGGCTACAATCATGCGAATAAATGTAGATATGCCACAGTTGAGGAAATCAACGCAGAAAGTGTAAGACGTGTATTTGCTCAAAAAGGACGTAAGCCGAACGAGTATCGTTCTGGTGATATTGTAACTGATGATGTGTATGCATATCGTGTGTTACATGTAATAGAAGATAGAGCAACTGTAGAACTCATGAATTCAAATCAAATGTATGAAGTTGCAACAGCTAATTTAGAAATCCTTTTCTTTGATGAGGATATGGCTGGATAAAGCAATTGCATAAATAGTTTGCTCAATCTCAAATAAAGGATAAGGGGATACATTTAAAATGCGATATGCAAGAGGCACTCAATATGGTTTATATGCATGTAAGGGTAACAATAAAGATTACAAATGGTTTAAAAAAGCTAGGAAAGGTATGGGAAATATAACTATTAAAGAGAACAAAACGTTATGGCCATACAAAGAAAAAATTGATCCAACGTTTAAGTGGGACAGAATGATGGGAAGAGTTTGTTGGTCATTTGCGAATGGGGATACGGAAACTACCATGTTTGCACTCTTAAAATATACAAAAATACCACGCTGGATTGCTGTGAAGCTAAAAAGAAAGGAGTGATGCAATGTTCTCGTTATTTGTAGGAATTATAGTGTGTATCATGGTGTTGTCATTTTTATGGATTATAGCTGGTAAATTAGGAGTTTTTGAGTGTATTGGAAACGTAGTATTAAAAATTAAAAACATGTTCAAGGAGGAAAAATAAAATGAATACAAAGAAAATCGTAGGTGCAGCAGTAGTAGGATTCAGTCTTTTAACAGGTGGAATTTTAACTGCAATGAGTGTAAAGGTGATTGACCAGGGACATGCAGGTGTTGTTTATAACAGAAGTACAGGAATTGAAAAGGAGACCTTAGGACAAGGATGGCACTTAGTTTCACCATTTAAACGTGTAACAGCTTATCCTATTTCAACAGAAACGGTTAAAGTAGATAAATTTAGCGTACAAACCAAAGATGGAAAGCCGTTAACAGTGAGTCTATCTTATGATTACATGAATGATGCAGAGAAACTTCCTAAGATTTATAACAAGTTCAAAGGACAGGCCCCAGATGTGATTGAGAACGGGTGGTTACAAACTCGACTTAAGAAAGCTACATTAAACGTTTTCTCTAACTATTCAGTTCTTGAAGTATTCCAACATCAAGGGGAAATTAATGGGGCAATAGAAAAGGAGTTTAGAAAAATGGTAGATACTACTGGCTTCTTAGTAGATTCTGTTACGTTAGAAGCTCCTAAACCAGATGCAAATACAGCAAAAGCGATTCAAGGAGTAGTAGATGCTCAACAAAACCTTGAAAAAGCAGAGATTGAGAAAAAGCAAGCTACAATCAATGCAGAGAAAGCCATTGAGGAAGCGAGAGGAAAAGCTGAAGCAAATGAGATTATTAAGAAGTCTTTAACTCCAGAAATTGTAGAAATTAAAAAAATTGAAAAATGGGATGGCAAGTTACCACAAGTAAGTGGAGAAGCTAATCCATTGGTTCAAGTTAAATAAACTATATTTCCAGGACTTTCTTAAATGAGGGAGTCCTGGAATGTTATCAAATTTGAATTTTGTTAAGAAACGGGGAGTGTTGATATGGATAAAGAAAAAGCTCTTGAATATTTGAAGGGTATATCTGATTGGGAATTTATTGAGATAGCACAGGAAGTAGCTGAACATCATCTCGGGGATAGATGGTTAGATCCAGAAATAAAGAATCAATGTGGCCCGTCAACAGAAAAGTCATTGCTAATGATTACATGGACAAAAAGTTTTTAACAAAAGCGTTATTTTAATCGGAATGGCAGGTAATTGACCAAATCACCTGCCAAATGCCTAAACAGTCCGGAGGGGTAAAGCTCCGTTTTGAAAGAATGTAGCTGACTCGTAGATAGTATGTGTAATGTAAAAAAAATTATTCGTAAAGGAGAATGAGAGATGGAAGATATTAAGTTTCGGGCGTGGGACAAGGTTATGGAGAAAATGTATGAAGTCGGATTTATAGACTTTGCTAAAGAAAGAGTGCAATTGGCACATATCGTTGATGGCATTTGTTATGCGGTGTATATCTCTCCTTTGAAAGATGTTGAGTTACTTCGATACACGGGAATTGAGGATGTAAAAGGCAGTGAAATTTACGAAGGGGACATTGTCTATCAAGAATTTCATGATCGTATGGAAGAAACAGATGGATTCACAGGAGCAGTTAAGCAGATGGAAGGCGCTTGGTGGATTTGTAACGGAGTGGATCATGCTGAATTGCTGTGGAGTGAATTAAATCTAAATCATGTAAAAGGTAATATCTATGAGAATGTAGAGCTATTAGAAAACTGGACAAAATAGTTATTTTGGGAAGATGAAAATTAAAGAGTTTATAATTCTTAAGCTTATGTATATAAAAAATAATCATAAAAAGAATATGGCATACAAAAATGCAGCATATATAATCCAGGCAAATGTAAAGATGATGAATTTTAGAATTTTCATAATTAGTCCTTTTAGGTATAGAGTGCACAATGCTGGAGAATTTATTAATTTTTTTACAAAATTCTTATTTTAGATAAAGGTGAGACAGAATGATAAAGATAAGTAAATCTGAAGATTTTGAAGAAAAATTACAAAGACACAACAAGAGAATGGAAGAAGATGAATTATATAGAGAAGCAACAAAAATGCTTACATTTCCTGCTGGTCATAAGCTTGAATTGGTGATTGAGGTAACGGATGAGTATTATAGTCATAATTTACATAACTTGCTT